GAGTACTAATATGAGGATCTAAAGTTAAATCTTGTGTACTGAGATTCTTAAATAAAATAGGTACATTCAAAGGCCAAAAAGGGTAGTCTAATAAATCTATAGTCGCAGCAGAAGTAGCAGTACACACAAAAGTCTTAGCCGACTTTGTTTGAGAAATACTAGAAGTAACTATCTCAGTAAGATCATCACGGTAATGAGAAACCACACGATAATTCCCTGAAAGATTATAACCTTGAAAAACCGCAGACTCTTTAGGATGCAATACAAAAGACCCAGACGATGCTGTTGTATCGTTTGAATCTAATCTCTCAACTTGAGGATGGTCAGTAGAGCTTAAACCTCTGACAATAACGCGATGTGATGCAGAAGTATTTTTGATATAGAATCTAGACTCTTCATTCAAAGAAGCGTCTGTCAAACTAATAGGTAAAGTTAAAGCAATGTCTTGAGATGGGTTAGAAAATATAACATTGTGGTCATGACTACTAATAGTAGCTGTCGTATTATAAGAAGTAATATCAGGAGTCTGAGCATCTCTTATTACATCATAAACAGATGTAAACTCTAAAGCATTACCCGTAGAATTTACAGTAACAACATCACCCTCTGAAGAAGTAAAATTAGCAGGTGTATCTGCAAGACCAGTAAAAGTACTACTGCCAGAAGAAGATGCTGGTTCAAAAACTAAACCATTTGCAGTTGAATTAACTTTAACGTAAGAACCAGCCAAAGACTGATAAAACTCCAAGTTTCTTATATCTATCGTAGGATATGAACCATAATTGCCACCAACTATACCTTCTTTATACCACCATGACCCATTAAAAATTACTTTAATGTGTCGATAAGCAGTATTGTTGGTAAAATCAAAAACCTGAGGGCCTGACTGGTTATAAACTAACTGTTGATAAGACGAACCATCTTCAGGGAAAAACTGAGTAAAATTAGAACCATCTGTCGACCCAAGAACTTTAAAATCTTTAGCTGCTACTCTACTACTAACAAAAAGAGCCTCTACACTTATACTCTCTATAGTAACTTCTGAACCAAAGTCTATGACAACAAACTCATCCGATGCAACAGCATCAGTATCAGGTTCCCAACCAAACGCAGTCACCTCACCAAGATCATCTATAACATTGCTAGGGCTACCGTTTCTAGTAGAACTCGCTGTAACAGGCATAGATGGTTGAGATAAATCTGTAGGAGAATATGTTGACGGAGTGTCTAACAAAGATAAAAATGTAGAAGCGGTATTAGGTTCCGCCCAAGCAGTATTACCATTACCATCCGAAGTAAGAACCTGCCCACTAGTACCGTTACTAACAGGTAAACTAAACGTAGTGTGATCTACCCCGTTACCTGCACCATTTATCCTCAAAGCCTTATTCGCACTAGAAGGGTTAGTTTGAGGAGCTGTAGCAAGTGATAAACTAACATCCTTCAAAGTATTAATAGACGAATTAGATATGCGACCATCTACCCGTAAATCACTATAATAAAGATTAGTACCTCCCTCAGCAATCTGTGAAGTATCTAAACTTACAATAGGGCCCGTATCACCATTCACAGAAACTACTGCATTAGGAATTAACTCCGTCCAATCTCCAGCATTTGTAGGTGCAGCATCATCGTTCAACTTAATAAAAGTTTGATTAGTCCCTGTAACAATAGCTATGTCACCACGCTCAGTAGTCAAAGCGTACTTAGCAGCTAAGTCAGCTACCACACTAGTCTGAGATATAGCTAATGGAGGCATTCTATAGCTAGGAACAACCCCAGATACTAACTCACAAACGCCATCATCCGCACCCCTCTGAGTAGCAAGAATATATCTCGTACTAAGATCTACGTTACCCTCTTGAAGAGTAGTAGCATTCAATGTGTTTGTTACATTCACATTACCATCTGGAAGAATCTGCATAAGGTTTGTAAAAGAAGAACCTGCATCCTCATACATACCCATTTCATATATACTTAATGCCCTAGCAGAAAAGGGATCATTAGGTAAAAAATGAATCATATAATGATCGTAAACAGTATTGTTCGTAAATGTAAAAACATCAGGAGAAGTTAAATCAATACTAGTGCTATCCCCCTCAACTAAAAGTGTCCAATCAGTAGGATTAAGATTAGTAGAAAAAGAACCTGAAGGCCCATTTTTACCATAAAACTTAAAAGATCTAATCGTACCAACAAGACCGAAAAATGCAGCAGGATCTACACTAACTAAACTAATTGCTCTTATAATCCGACCATGAACCCCGTTACCCTGCAAAGGAGTAAAACTAAACCCTCTAGCATTAGTAGCACTGTCAATATTAAATACCGCAAAAGTAAAATCACTCTCATCCCAAATCCCTGAAATTTGGCCATAACTTGGATTCCATCCCCAACTACTTATAGAGTGAGTTTGCTGATTCAAAAGATAATTTGTAGGGTTGCCACTTGGAAGAGCTCCAGTAGTGTAGTCATACCCAGTACCAAATACCATCCCAAGATCACCATTCCAAAAAAGAGTTGGAGCTTGGTTATCATTCCCCGAGTATAAAAACAAAGCTTTAGAAGCGTCCAAATTTGCTGCTGCAACAGTTGTACCTAAACTTGTTGCAAAAGATCTAGCATCTAAAGAACCTGAAGGATTCGGGTTATTAATCCCTGCTCCCTCAGAATTAATTGTAAAAACATCTGACCAAACTAATTCATCCCCAGCAACTCCTGCTTGAGCTGCAGAAATACTAAAAGTCCCAGCCCCATACGAAGACTTAACTGGAATCTCATTAGAAGTCTTATATTTCCAACCTACATCGTCAATATAAGCATGACTAACAAAATGTACCTCATTACCCGAAGGTAACGCAGACATCAACCAAGTAGAATTTGGGCCTTCAACTGCACGATAATCTGAACCCCAAGAAGAAATTGGAGTGTCAAAAAGACTTATGTGTCCAGAACCGTCAGCTCTAAAAATTTCGGTGCCAGACTCATTTTTTAACTTAACACCAGTCTCATCAGTAGCTTGAATACTGCCAGAGTCTAAAGTATTGGGAAAAGTTACATTTCCACTTGATAAATCGTAAGCAGCTCCATCAAGAAAAACCGCATCTTCAACGACTATCCGTTCAAAAGTTTGCGTCCCAGACCAATAATTATTACGGTCTTTAACTACGCCTCTACCCATTACTGACCCCTTGTAATTAAGCTGATAATACTATTAAGCTAAAACGTAAGAATGACCACCAAGAACTACCCAGCCCCCAGCTTTTTTGCTGAACTTAAGACAAACACTGTCTCCTACAGCATCAAAAGTAATAGTACTTCCACCTACAAGACTAGAAGGAGTTATCACAACGTTGTTACCTGCAACACTGCAAACTACAAGCATTTCAAAACCATCTACCTTAGCATCTGGTAAAGCTAAATCCACCTGAGCTGCAGAAGAATCCACTACAACAACAGGATCATGAACAAGTGTATCACTCTCTGAATACTTCTTAGTATGTCCTCCAGCAACTCCACCTGTAAAAATCTGTACTTTTGAAAAATCCTGACTTCGATCTGTAACTACGCCTTGGCCCATTTTAAATCTCCTCTTTTAAAGCCTCATGCTTTGATTTTAATTCATCTCTAATTAAAGTTAATTCCTGCGCCAATGCGCCATCTACTTCATCAGGCCAACTAAGAATCTCGTCATAGAGCTTAGTAGCCAACACACAATACATTGTAGCTTGAGCCTCCCCACTCGTTGCCGAGTCTTGGGCTGCTTGTAGCTGCTCTTCTTTCCTCATAGACAAATACCGAAACAACGTTCGATAATGCCCACGCTTAAGATTCAGAACTAAATCGTTCAGTATCTCTAATCTGTCTTCGGGACTCACCCTCGCCATTTTTTAAACCATCCTTCAAAGCCTGAAGTTCAGACTTCATTGACGATATTTCTTGTTCATATTTTGATCTCTGATTCTTCAACTCTTGCTGAAGATTCTTATTATTTATTTGCTCAATATTTAATCGTGCTTCCACAGGAGCTTGAGACTGAAGCTGTGAATTCTTCAACATCAACTCTTGTATCCGTCCCTCAGCTTCTTCAAGCTCTTTAGCTACCTGCTGACCATCTGCATTTGCTTGCTCCATCTGTGCTGCCATCTGCTGCATCTGCATAGACATCTGATCTAACTGACTAGAAAGCTCAGGAGTATTCAAAACTTTTTCCTTATCAAAACCAATACCTTCCATCGTCATAGATAAAATGTTCTTCCAGTTAAAAGAATTAACTACGCTCTGATTAGCTTGTAAAAAAGCTGGCATCATCTGAAGAAGTTCCGTCACCATCTGCTTGTTCAAAAGCTGTAACGCAAAAGTCTCTGCACCATAAACAACAACGTTAGCATCTATCAATGCGTCCTTCGGAGTAGCTCTATCGTTCTGCAAGTAATGAAAAGTACACTCAAGATCCTTGGCAACAATCTCGCGATCAAACGAGCGACGAATATCTAACAAAATTACTTGGGCACTATTTAAATTCTGAGTTACCTCAGTAGCTGTCTGTTGTGACGCTGCGCTAACGCCAACAAGATTTGAAGGTATTAATGTTAGTTCATCTAATAGCCCTTCTAGCTTCTGAAAAAGAAGCATTAATTCTTGGCTGACAGAAGTAAAATTCATTTGGTGTAAAAAACCACCGGCAGGGCCAGACCCTCTTACCAAAGTGCTTCCAGCCTTATAGCGGATCCTACCTCCAGGGCGAAAGATCAAAGTTTGCTCATCTACGACCGCAGGATCATAAGAGAACATCGCCGAACCAACTATTGTAGCATTATTCTTAGACCTACTCCAAAGATCTGACATAGCTCTTGCAGTCTCTCGGCCTAAAGCCATAACTCCAAAGCCATAATTAGTATCTTCAACAGCTATCATTCTATCGTAAGCTACTGGGCGTTTGCGGTTAGCGTAAAGATTCGGTACTGCGTACACCAACTTATCGTTCACAAAAATAAGATGAATCTCAAAAGAAGAATGACTCTCAGAGTATTTCTCTTTACCATGCTCAGCAATAAGCTCTTTCTTCAAGTTAGCTAAAATCTTAGAAGTGCCAATCCAACCATCTAACTGCTCAGAGTTTATCAACCCCCAAAACTTCTTAAGAATAAATGGCTGAGTAGATGTAGGAATAGACATGTCTTGCAAGCTAGTCCTAGAATCATCCATCGTATTCTGATCTGACTTAGCAATGCTGTCGGGATCGTGATTATCTAACAAACTCGCTAGAACTTCTTTGTCCCAATTACCTTCCCGAGTAGCTAAACCTGCTACCTCATTAAAATTCAGTCTCTCTTTAATAAAAACACCAAGACCTGCTTGAGGATCCCCAGAAGCATTGGGGTCTAACAAAACGTTGTACGGACTTACTCTACGTTGCCCAACTACAAACGAATCCTTAAAAGAAGGCTTAGAAACTATGTCTAAAATTTCCCGACCACCCTCTTCATCAAAAATTACGTCAGTACTGTAGTTACGGACACGCTTAGGTTCGCGAATGCCTAGCTCCATCGCACAAACACCGTACTTAGCTAAATCTTCAATACACCGATGATACGCCTCATCAGCATTCGCCTCTTGCTTATGGTCTAAAACTTGAGCCTGTGCTTTCTCTAATCGACGCTCAACCTTATCAATCAACTCACGAACTTGATCCTCGGTAGGCTCCCCACCATTAACAGTTAACTCACCTCGATTATAAAGCTCTTCGATATCTGACTCAGTCGTGAGTTTCAAAGCACCCGTTACTCGACCATCTCGAGTTAAGTTCTGATACAAGTGAGCAACCATCGCAACGTACTTGGCTCGAAGTTTCATGCCACCGATATGAGTTGCGTCTTTCCAACCTTGAGGGTCATGGCGAGTACGAATGCCGTAAACATCCCCTACCCACTTACGATAGTTATTCGGAGAACTGTCACGACCTGAAGGAGCAATTGCAAGAAAGTCGATATCATCCTGACGAAAAATGTCGTGCATCCAATCATTACCAGAGACATACTCGTCGTACAAGCTAATGTAATGATCTTCTATTTCTGAGTTTTCTGAATGCAGGGATGAAAATTGTTCTAACTGTGCCATAATTCCTTTAGTCGTCATAACCATCAGCAGGACGGTTAAACGAAGGTGTTAAAAAACCTCCATCTGGAGACTCCTTAAATATATTCTCGAACCTTATATCGTTCAGCTGCTTTTCAGATATGTTATCTTTTGTAATCTGGGTAGTCGCAAACTCCCCACGAATCATTGGAGACACACCCATCATTAAACAGTCTACCAAAGAAATTTCTTGATTTCTAGCGAAAACACCTGCACCAGTATTATCCCGCTTTAAAAATGGTAACACTCTCCAGAGATTTTTACAATTAGAAGTAATAATTAAAGGCTTACGTTCATCACGTAAAAGTTGTTTCAAAAACGGGGCTGTCATTCTGTGATCTGGGTCAAACGGAATCATCAACTCCCCAGCGTTAACTAACTCCGTTAAGTTTGTCTGAGAAAAAGATCCAAACTCATCTGTCTCCTGAAAATAAAACGAATGATTAGGGTACATGTTAAAGTTTTTCTCAACCTGACGAATGTACCCTAAAATCTCGGACACAGAGTATGACCCCCCTCTAAACGAAGGATGGAAGTCTTCCGCAGTACCGTAAAGCTCAGCAAAAACTACCGTAGTATTGTGTGGAAACTTGATTCCAAAAAGATCAGTATCTCCATGAGCTTGAGCAAGCCATAAAACAGAAAAAGGATCCCCATTAGAAGGAATATTAACAGCACGAATAATAGGCCAGTTACTCGGAGGACGAAAAGAAGGAAACCAGTTAGATTGAGAAATATCGTCTCCGTATACAGAGTCAGCCATGAGGTTAAGGAGGTAACGTGCCATCTGAGAAAACGCATCAACTTGATCATCATTCTTAGCATTCGGAAACTTCTTTAATTCATCTATAAACTCTTCAACCCAAAGCTCACCTTCAGGCAGCCTCACCCTACCTGACTCGACAAGATGAGTGGCAGATAATGCACGAGCCAACTTGCTATCGCCACGAACGTGAATAGGAGTGATAGGAAGTAAAGTCTGTTTAAGATCCTCAACAAGGTCAATTCCCGACGATTTATATTCCACCAAAACTTTGTGTGGTTTAATAGTCTCATATTCATCAAGTAAAGTTCGCTTAAGATCTGGATACGTAAACTTGCCACGCACTCTACGAGTAAGGTACAAATTACGCCCATCCCACATACCCGTAAGACCGACACTAGGGTCAGACGTTTCGTTACGTGTAGAAGCTGTGTCCCAAGACTGGAGAACAAGAATAGAATCAGGAGGTAAATCGGACTTTTTATAAAAATGCCACCAATCTCTCTTAAATATTTCACCTTCTTCAATAGACGGTCTTTGCTGATACAACGCCTCATAATCCCCCCTATCAAGTTCCCGAATCTGAGAGTATCTCTCGACAGGAAACTTCTTTGGGTAAAGAGGTTCACCAATCTTTCGACCTACAAACTTAACTCCCAGTCTCTCTTGATAATCAGGGTTGTGTATCTCAAAACGTTCGTCTTCTTCGGCTATTGCAGGTAAACTTATAATCTCCCAGCCTTCCAAAAACCTTTCGCTATTGGGGTCAGATAAAGCCTCGTTATCTTTAGCAATCATTCGACCAGCTAAATCATCCTCGTGCCAACGAGTCATAATCACTACAACTGCAGATGACTTCTCCTCCAAACGAGTATACGCTACCGAAGTATACCAGTCCCAAGCTCGATC